CTAACGGGGGTCCTTAGAAGGAGTAATCCTTCTGTACAACAGCACGGTGAAAAGTGCTGAGGTCGAGCGTAAGCTCGGTTCTTTCTTTTACCCACACCAACTGGAGAGCTCCAATGGCTCACGCGGCATTTGTTCACGAACAGTCCCTTAACGGCACGCAATACCAAGCGACCAAAGTTGGGGGTGTAATAACCTCCCAGCAGACAGTCGTTCGGGTGTCGATACGGACCGCTGATCGTGCAGCCGCTAGCACCAAAAATCCGGTGCTACCAGATGGAACGCGTCGCATGGCTCCTTGGAGTCGTAGTGGCGGGGTAAATGGCGGTGTGAAGGGCCTTCTCGTCCGCTCTTATAGAGGCGGGGACGGAATCCTTCGTGAGACACTCTACCAGGGTGTCCTTGCTAGTCCGGGTCCTTTTCCGGGCAGTATACCGATCCCAAATCCACAGGGTCGGATAACGGCAATCCGCAAGGCGCTGGGCAACTTTGGTGAAAACGAGTTACAACTCGGAGTTGCCCTTCAAGAAGTACGCCAGACCGCAGGACTCGTCGGTAAGTATTACACCGCCGCGAACAAGGGAGCTGGGAAGCTCCTTGCCGAGGTCCAGGGTAGTAGGCGCCTCCGTAACAACTTCCGCAATTTTGCGCGGCATGGTTGGAAGGAGGTACCCAGTGCGTACTTGGAATACCTGTTCGGCATCGCCCCTATAGCGGGGGATTTACAAAACGCCGTTCAGGTGCTTCATGACACGAGTGAGAAAAGGGGAGCGTTCTTGCTCTCCCTAAGGGGTAGATTTGACTATACGGACGCCTTTCAAAGCACGTCCTGGTACGCTCCCAATGCAGGCCCACTATCGAACGTCCAAGCGGACTTTCGGGTGAGTCAACAGCAGCGAGCGGTTCTCCGTTTCCAGCTACCTTCGTGGTACTGGGAGCGTTTGCCCCCTGTGACTCCTTTTAGGCAGGCCTACGAGACTACCGCATTGAGCTTCGTGCTCGACTGGGTATTGCCCGTAGGTGATTGGCTGTCTGGTTTCGAAGGATTCCAGCTCAAGCCGTTCTTTAGGGACGGGTGCGTTTCAACTCTGTTGAAACGGCAAGTGTCAGGGGCCAGATGGTCAGAGCCCGAGTGGGCTTTTGTTCCGTCTGGTGCAGGTGGTGCAGACTACTCGTTCACACGAGAGGTCTTATCTGCCTTCCCGGTTGGGGAGTTGTTTTCGCCTCCTCGGCTTAGAAGTGAGCTCGGCTTGGACCAACTCCGAGTCGGTTCCGCCCTTCTTGGGCAACGGCTGAGTGCGCTCGCAAGAGCAGTCATGAAGCCTTAAACTGAAATAGGGACAATAATGTCTATCATCCTTAACAGCGTAACGTACAACTGGGTGGGCTTCGATCCGTCGGGTACCTCTCGATGGACTGCAACGGCCGGCGGGTTGGCAACTAGTTTCTCCAACCTGACCGAACGTGTAACCATCGGAACGCTCGGCGCCAACGGCGTGCCACAGATGTCGAAGGTGACGTGGAAGATCAACATCCCCATCGTCGCGACGGAAGTTACCGGAAGTGCTCCCGTAGGGTCCGTGCTGCGCACGGCCTATTGGGAGACTAAGGCTGACCTCCATCCGGCTTCAACTCTCGCTGAACGGACTGATCTGCTGGCGCGCATTCGTGCGCTTGTTCTGACGACTGATTTTGGGAACTCCATCCTGAATCTGACTCAGAGCGCCGGCACCTGATACACCGCAATATCGCGGAGAGATCAGTTACTGAGGGCCCTGGGCCCTTCCGTTCATCATGTATGATAAGAGAAATCACATGAAGAAGCGAAAAGTGGAGTTTGGTGCTCGTTACAGGGAGCTCCCGGCAAAGCCGGCCCTGATCGAGCGGTGCGATGTGTCTCTAAGCTATTTCAGTAAGTGCGCCGATATCCTCGGTTTCAATGGGGATCCCTCACAGTACGTGCTGAATCCAGTGGAAGCGGACATCTCCAACCTGGAGGTGTTTCGCAAAGGGTATTGGGCCGCAGAGATGTGGTCTAAGTTTCCTTTTGACATTGGAGTTGACAGAGCTGCTGCAGCAATGCAGAAGTTCCGAGACAGTGAGACAAGCTGCGGAGAGACAAACAAACGTCTCGTAGATGGCTGGAACAGGCCTTGGCCTGAACCGGTCCGACGTGCACTTAAAACGGCACGACGGAACATCTGTAAGCTTCTCGGCGACTACAACGTTGAGGAGGTGTTCGCGGCTGCAAACTGGGGTCCTGGGGCGTCATCAAGCCTTCGACGCTCAAAAGCCAGTATGCCTATAAAGTGGGACGCTGCAACCCACTGCACTCCGGATGCGGAACAGTACGTGTACACCTACAAACTATGGTGTATGAGACACCTGGGAAAGCAAACCCAGGTTATCAACTGTAACCGCGTAACCACCGTGCCAAAAAACGCAAAGACAGACCGCGTCATTGCGGTTGAACCTGACTGGAATATGTTTTTCCAGAAAGGCGTAGGCGAATGTATCCGTCGACGCCTCAACAAGGTAGGTCTGTTACTTGAGACTGAGTGGGTTAACTCCCAATCCCGTAACAGGGATCTTGCCAGGTTTGGTTCTGAGACTAACACTTTCGGGACTATAGACCTCCAGGCAGCGAGCGATTCGGTATCGCTCGCACTTTGTGAACTGCTTCTCCCCTCTGCGTGGTACGAGGCGATGTTTTGTCTACGATCACACTTTGGTATGCTATCAGAAACGGAGGACGTTACCTATGAGAAAATATCCTCAATGGGCAACGGCTACACCTTCGAGTTGGAAACCCTGTTGTTCTGGGGAATCTCGACTGCGATAGATGAAGCGGGTGCGATATGCTACGGCGATGATTTGGTCGTGGCCAATCGTGAAATCGGCCTTCGACTTATAGAGCTCCTAGAGTTCTGTGGGTTTAAGGTAAATCCAAAGAAGACGTTCCTCGACGGTCCCTTCCGGGAATCGTGCGGGGGGCACTACTTCAATGGAATCGATGTTACACCTCCATATGTGCGGAAGCCGTTGGATTCACTTCCACGGCTGATCTCGTTTGGTAACGCGCTTCGGCGCGCCAACAAGCTTGATTATTTGGACCCTCTTTTTGTCGATCTTTGGCAGGAAGTTAAGAGTTCAGTTCCACGTCGTTTTCGGGGTCCTACTTCTGCAGGTGATATTTGCCTGCATACCCGATTCGATGATTGCACCCCGTTCTTCGTCCGTGACTGGCAGTGTTTCGCCGGTGAGGGACTAGCAGGACGGGTCGGCCGGGAGCCGTCACCGGAAAGAGGGGCTTTTATTCATGCCCTCCGTACGGCTGCTCCAGGGTCTCAGTGGAGTTCGGACCATAGCGACTACCACGTAATTTCGCAATGGACCGCTGCACCGTGGGAAGACGACTAACCATCGTCTCAATTTGGGGACCTTAACCATTT